CTTTACCAGAATTTTCCCAAGATACCACTATGACAGTCAACATGGTCATTGACCCTGTTGGCCCTGCTAGTGAAACCGACGGATATTTTCGATGGATGTCAAACCCGTTACAAATGGAACGTCCTATGCAAACATCGAATAATCTGGTTAAAATGGTTGCTTTCCGTCTCGTTCGTGCTGTTCCCCCTGCCCCGTTCGATCAGTGGCTTTTGGCTGCCGTTCTGACGATCCGTGCAATCTGCGAAGGTCTAGCGATTAAAGGCCACACAGATGCTCCTGATGCTACTTGCTACCGCCACCACCATAACTTCGGCCACTTTTTGCGGTCGTTGCAAGCCACGGTGGCAGAGTTGCTGGAGGCGTACCCTCCACCGAAGTACAGCAAAAAGACACTTGCACCCCCCGCAAATCGAACAACCGACCAATGGATTATCAACATCGTGGAAGAACTTGCCGAAGGAGTTCTTTTTGGAGTACCGGGAGCCCCACAGGCAGGGTTTCCCTATTGGGCGTTGCAACTGACAACCACTTCTAGTGATTTTCAGAACTCGCTCACTTATACCTACAATGTCTTGGAGATGACAAAAGATGTCTGGTTGGCATGGCTGAAACATACCGACCCCTCAAAAAGAAAGCGCTACATCGCCGCTTACGACCAAGTCAAACGCAATGCCCTCACAATCACTAGCAGAGAGGTCTCAAATGTGCAAGTTAACCAGAAAAGAGATGAAGTTCTGGTCAAACAAGCTATTTATACCACAGCTGGTGAGTTAGAAGAAAAAGGATTTGTCAGTAGACCGATTCATTCAGTAGATCCAAAAGTCGCAGTCACCTGTGGGCCTTCAGTCCACTACGTGACCGAACTGTTTAAAGCTGAAATGTTCTGCAAGCCAGTTGCTAAAATCCATGGAGTTACGATAACTTTCACCATGGGAGCTGGTTTGACTGATTACAAGTTGTCAGAGTGGTTTCATTACTGCTCTCAACAAGTCGGAGCCCACATTATAGTGGCGGGCGACGACATGCTTGTTTTCATTCACACAGAACCTTTCTGCCAACATGTCTATCCGAATACGAGTTGGCCCCGATTCGTTTTTGTGGAAGGTGATCTCAGTCAATGTGATCACACATCCCGAATCGGTTCATTGTTTAATGAATACACGATCCTCCGCCGTTTCGGCGTTCCTCTTTCAGTGATTCAATTGCTTCTGCGTAATTCCCGTGCCACGTTAACCGCCGGCCTTCGTTCTAGACCTGGTGATCGCATTGTCGTTCACCGTCAATATGAACGTAACACAGGCGGTGTCGACACTACAATAGGGAATTCGCTTACTAGTTTCACAGCTGCACTCATGACTCTTACAGAATTTTACACACGCAACGACACCTTTGGAGTCTGCGAGTGTGGTTTTAATTATAGAGGCATCACCAACGACTTTCAACCAGAC